GATGCGCTGCGCCTCTTGGTCCATGCCTTCCGCCATGAGACGGCGCACGTGCATCTCAAGGGCTGTATCACGGATAGTCAGGCTACGTTGTTCTTCCAGCTTGGCGATTTGCTTATCCCGTGCAGCCAAAAGTTCTTCTTCGCCAATGCCATACTCACGGGCTTTGGCGGTGGCTTGCGCGAAGGAGTCAATCAGCGCGTCCATCTGCTTCTTGAACTCAGGCACGGGGTCCGCAGTCAGGCCCTTAATGGTGTCTTGTAGGGCGATAAAGCCGTCTACAAACTCTTGCAGCTTTTCAGGACCGGCAAAGGAACGAGTTGAAAGCGCCTTGTTCAGTTCTTCGTTGGCCGTAGCAGCAAACTTTAGAGAACCGAGAGCTTCATTGAAACTTGCCGCTTCGCCGTAGCCAAGGTTGCCCATGCCATACTTGTTGCCGCCCACAGAGCGGGCGCCGGATACCGTGAGGCCGCGTTGCTTTAGATAGGCGTTGATAGCTGGTATCTTAGCGTTTGCTTCTTCAAACTGAGCGCGACCTTGTTCATTGTAATATATGCCCTTCATGGCAAGTTGACCGTCCTGTGACTCCAGGCCGTAACTAAAGCCGTTGCTGGAAGGCTTGGGACCGAAGAGGCCGCCTAGACCGCCGCCCGCTGCGCCGCCAATGAGGCCGCCAAGCAAAGTGCCAACGCCGGGGAAGATGCTGCCAAGGATAGCCCCCGCACCAGCGCCAAGGCCGCTTCCCACCATACCGCCAGTTTGGTTGCCGCCTAGCATAGAATTTAGGAACATACCTGCGCCAAAACCTGCGCCCGCACCGCCGAGAACACCACCGAGGGAGGTGGAACCAAAAGTGCCAAAAAAGCCAGGGGTCCCCGCAGAAGACATTCCGCCGAAACCAGAAGCTATGCTCGGCTCCAACAACCCAGGTATCATAGTAGTGCTTGGCGCAGTACCGAACAAAGAAGCGTTAACGCTTGAAAATAGGCCACCAGAGCCAGTCAACCCCAACGAACCAAAAATACCTTCCTTCGGGATAAGCGAAGATAGGCCCAACATCTGCATGATGCCGCCACCGCCACCCGCCGCAGCCCCCGCTGCCGCAGCGCCACCGCCACCCATGACTGATAGGCCCAATCCCAAAGTCGGGAGCATGGTGCCAGAGAAGATCGAATTGATGATCGGGTTTACGACGCCAAGGCGTAGAATAGACTGGACGATGGACGACATGACGCCACGGATGACGTTGCCGAAGTTAAGAGCGCGGATTTCACCCTTAGCAAAGGCTTCTGTAATGGCGTCGCCAACTTGCTCAAAAGCGCGAACGCCGATGTTGGCCATCTCTTTATAAGAGTTATCGAGTTGGTCGATTTCTTGACGAATACGGACAAATTTACGGGCTTGGTCTTCTGCTGTTGATACAACGTCGGGGGCGCGGCCTTCGTTTTGCTGGCGAGCGCGGAAAGCGGCAAGCTCCTGCTCTCGCAGATTTATGTTCATTCCGATAAGGCTTCGCTCTTTTTCAAGTAGAGCGATTTCTTGCTCGCGCTGTTTGGTGTTGGCTTTTACCGCCTCGGTGTCTTTTTCTTGATCTGACCTTTGGCGCATCAGAGGCAAGATGGCCGCAAGTGCTTTTCTATATTCTTCGGAGCCCTTAACACCGTAGTCAAGCGCCTTGGTCTGCGCCTTAATCTGCACTTCCATATCGTCGCCAGCAAGCGTGCTCTGCTTGTAGGCTTCTAGGAGCCCTTGGTGCGTTGCTATTTCGATTTCTAGCGTTTCGGTATATTTACGCAGGCTTTTTTCTGCGCCAGTTATCTTTTTGTCATTTTTGGCGAGTGCTTCGTCGTAGTCTTTTAGAACACGAGCAGCATCTTGATCCCCCGCGTTTGCCCGAACTCTTACCGAAGCCAAAAAAGCGGTGGTATCAGTAAGAGCCCTCGCGCTTCCCGTAACCTGCCGATATGCGTCTTGGAGGACTTTTAGACCTGCGTTTTGGTCCTGTATCGCCCGTACGCTTTTATAGTCTCGAAAATTAAACACAGGCCCCTGAATTGGTTCAGAGGGGGGAGGCGATGGGATACTGCCGCCGCTCTCTAAGCCAGCAGCCTCCGCGCGCATTGCCGCCACTTGGCCTCTAGCGGTAATAATCGCATTAGCCAATCCTGCAAACTGCTGGATTCCTTTTATAAGGCTTGTAGCACTAAAACTTTCTGGGTTTGAGAGCAACTTAATAAGTTGGTTCGCAGGAGTAATCGCGCCTGAAAAACCACTAGTAAGTTCTGTTAACTTATTAGAATATTCAACAAGAGTAATATTTGAAGTCAAGAAACTTTCGTTCAATTGAGCAAAAGCTCCAAGCGCCGTAGGATTTATAGAAAGTTTGCTATAAATTGCATCTATCTGATTAGCGAAATTTGTCTGGAAATTATTTGTCAGCCGCTCATAAGCAGCATTTTCACTTTCCTCCATCTTTTTAATTTCTTTTTCACGCTCAGCGGCATTCGCTCTAAGCGCCTTGCCCAAAGCAACAGAAGCGGCAAAACCCATTTTCTCATAGGCTGCTGCAAGCTGTTCTAGATCACTTTTAGCGGATGAAGCCATATTGTTGACGCTGCTTGCAACCGCGCTATTAGCCGCCTCTACTTGGCTCTTGAGACGAGTATACGTTTGCTCAAACGATTTGATATCCTGGTCAAAGAGTGCGAACTCCCGCTCTGGCGACCGGAATACATACGCAACGGCCACGCCAACCGCTGCGACCGCTGCTGCAACCGCGAGCCACTTAGAAGCAAGACCGATCAAAAGTCGTGTTGCGCCAGCAAGTGCAAAACCAGAAAGCGCGCCAACAAGGAGGTCTATGTTGTTTGCTAAAAGCAAAGTTGCTTTGGCTAGTTCTTCTACAATCCCGCTCTCTCGCGCTGTTTTAATAAGTTCTCTAAATTGGTCAGTTGCGGAAATAATGGCTTGATCGAACCCTCCTTCCTTGAAGACCATATTTACACGAGTCAATTCAGTCCCGAGTCGCCCGAAAGCGGCCTGGACAGACTGCGACGTTCTTCCGAGTGTGTCAGCACCACCAGATAGAAGATAAATTTGACGAACGAACTCAGTGCCGTAGCGGGCTACGTCGATTGAACCTTCTTCAAACCGCTTATTAAGGTCGCTTGTCTTTCCGTCTACCTTTGTGACCGCGCGCTCAAGTGCTGCCATAGCCACAGGAAGTCGGTCGCCCATCTGAAGACGAACTTCTTCTGCCATGAACTTGCCCTTAGACATGGACTGTTCAAGAGCGCGGATGACGCCCATCGTATCGGCGGAGGAGAGGCCAAAGTTACGAGCGGCAGAAGTTAGGTTCGAGAAAACTTCTTGAGTTTGACCGCCTGTAAATCCCGCCCCCTTCATCGCCAACGACAGCCGGGCAAAAGAGTTACCTACTTCACCAACAGCAAAGCCAACTCGGTCTGCTTCAGACATTAAGAAGTTTAGATTACGTTGGAAGTCCAGACTGCCGTTGGAAACAGTTTTAAGGCTATTGATAAACTTGTCAA